GATATCCAAACGACACTGCTAGGATCTAGTTTTGTGATAGGTTCCTTTTTGAAGAAAGAATCAATTTTTTGAGCAGACACTTTATTATTTTGAAAGCAAATTACAGCTGCTTCTTGTTGCAGATAATGAGCCAAGCGCTGTGTAGGCATACTACCCTTTAAACAAACAAATTTAGGCAAAGGTAAATCACTGCCCAGACTGATCGTTGCACCACAAGCTCGAATTACTGAATTAAAAGAAGTTTCATTACTAATAATTGCTTGCTTTGAATATTCGATAAGTCTTTTACAACCAGCCAAAATACCAATACATGAGATGCCACCTACTCGCCGATCTTGTTTAATAGTCTGAGTTTTTAGAGGGGTAACTTTGATAAGTTCGAAAGGATGAGATATGTCATTTACAGTAAGTAGCTCCCCTTCTTTTAAAAGGGAGTCTAATTCAGTAGTAGATTGAACTGTGAACTCAATAGATGCGGGAATAGGTACGAGATCAGTTCTTAAAGTTGCACTAATCAGCTCAGACGCTGGAATAATTTTACCCGCAGATACAATGGTGATTTGCATTAACGGTTCCCCAAGTTAAAATTAAAACTCATTGGGGCCATACAAAACGCAAGTTTAGGCAAAGCGTCTTTCTTTTCATTATAGTTCTGTTGAGCTTCTGATACAGATAGCCCATAACTTTCGACTCCGAGCCCACGAGTAGCTTCAACCAATCTAGCTTGCAAAAGATCACAGTGAGCTTTTACTAAAGGTTGGATGATTACGTACTCATCACCGCTAAGTTCGATAGTTTCATTCAGTTCAATACTCGTGGTAGCTTTAGTTTGACAATCTAAAACAGCCCATCCGGCATAATATTTTGCCTCATCTAAAAATGCTTTCACGATATCATCAAGCAAAATTGAATAGCCCGATAATTGATATTCTTTATAGAGTTCTTCTGAAAGTTGCTGGATAGAACCAGCAACTACAGCATAACCTTCAGATTCAGGTAATAACTTCATAGCCATTACCCAAATAGATTGCCCAGTTGACGACCAACGCCTTGCACAGCATTTGCAAGATTAGTTGCTTGTTGAGCAGTATTGATCACTTGCTGAACTCGATTAACAAGCTCAGCTGTACCATCAATTTCTTTTTTACCCGGCTGAATACTGCCGTTGGTACCAATGTTTGCGAAGCTACCAAAGTAGTTATAGTCGATTGGGCAAGAGACAGTCATTACTTGAGATCGGCTATCTGAATCATACTCAGCTGACTCAAAGCGAATAGCACAGTTTTCAAGTGCATATGAGCGTGTAAAACTTCCTAATCGGCCATCGTAATAATCACCATGGATGATTCCACCACTAGCTACGACATATTCAGCTAATAATTGATCATGCCCTGCTTCAGTTACTAGGATTTGAAGGTTGCCTGTGTAATGGGTTTTCGGAGGACCAGCAACAATTCCAGTAAATCCACCCGCATATTGAACTTCTGCTGGATCTTCATTACTCACAATTGGCCGTGGGCAACTTTTAAATAAGAAGCGAAGGTCTTCCATGCCACGAGGAACAAACATCCCCTGACACGCTAATAATGGTGAACCAAGTTGCTGTAGAGCAATGGAATCTTGTTTAAGCTGATTTAGTAAAATCGGATTAGATTGTTGCATAATTTTGATGCTCAAAATGCAGATTTATGCAACAAGATTAATGATGTTTTTGCTATTGGTTTTTAATCAGTTCCATTTTAGAAAACTGACTTTATATTAATAAAAAAACCCGCAAAAGCGGGCTATATCACATCTGTTTATAGATAACATCTCGCCTATCTATATCAAGAACAAGAACTACGACTACATCATCCTTGACTTGATATAAAAGGCGGTATCCTGCTGATTTCAGTTTAATCTTATATAGATCAACTGATCCTCTCAGCTTATTCTTCGGTATCTTAGGGTTATCTAGGATTGCTTCCAGCTTACGAATAAACTGCTCAGCGATTTGTGGGTTAAGTTTGTCAAACTTTTTAAGAGCTGTTTTTGAGAACTCTAGCTCGTAACTCATTAATAGATACCTTCACAGTTTCGTCAGTATCAACTTGCTCGGCTAGTTTAATTAGTTCCTGATCTTCAATTAGATCCATCATGCGTTCATACATTGCTGCCGGAACACAGTAGAATTCTGGATTATTTCTATTCAGAATAGCTACTGCTTCGCCAAAAGCATTTTGTACAACTGCTGTAGGATTCTTTTTTAATTCAGAAACACTAGCCACAAATCGACTATGGATTATGTGGTTCATGACGTTTCTCATTTGATGTGTCCTACATCAATTTGTAGCCAATTGATTAGAACCGTCCTCAGAAAGTTAAGTTTGCTACAGGGTTAACTCAATATAAACAATTTGAAGATCTGTTTCAAGACCTGTTTAACAACCACTTAATAGGTCTTAATAAAAAAGCCACCCTAAAAGGTAGCTTTTTAAATCAGCTTTTTATCCAATATTTGGTGGTACTCGCAGAACCTGTACTGAAGGTACACCCCGATACACACCCATGAAGCATATCGTTGATGGCATTGGCTTAGATTGGGCTTCTCAGTTTGTTAAGTTAAAACAAATAGTTAATCAAGTTGTTATGATTTTCATAATAACTGATTTTCTTGTAATGTGCCTAAAATAGAAAGGATCTGATTCAGTACTGGGCAACTTTGTTCTAGCTGTATTTACTGCCGGTGCATAAGCTAAAGCTTTGGACATAATAATGACCCTATTCATTGAATAAAGCCATTATTTACAATGAGGAAAGCTTAGAAGTTAGTTAGTTCCAACTCCACAAGAAAAATATTTTAGTTTTCGATATCTTTATCATCACATTCAAGCCAAAAGACATCTTCAAACTTCTCGCATACACCAGCTTTTTTTAGTTCGGTGTAAATGAGTAAGGCACGATAAACACTGATGTGTTTTCCTGCTTCTGCATCTTTTATATACCTATTAAGCACATGATTATTTGATATAAATCCGCATTGTTTAGCTAATTGATAAACTGTCATACCAGCTTGCTCTCGCAAAGTTGCGACATTGTTTTTTTCAACCATCACGATATACCAAAAAATATTTAGTTCAGTGTATCACAAGAACAATTGCTATTAAATATAATTTTATTAATACTCGCAATTGCTATTAAATATAATTTTATTAATACTCGCAATTGCTATTATATTTAATAGTTGTTATATTTAACTCATCAGGACAGGATATGGTCTTGATAAAAAGAACCCCTTGTACCGATCAAAGTAAACAAGGGGTTATATCCAATCTCTAAGAGGAAATTAGACATGACTACTTTAACTCAAATCACCGTACCTTTCCACAATGCTGAGTTGTACTTGGTGGAACATGATGGTCAGCCATATACACCCATGAAGCCTATTGTTGAGGGTATGGGGTTAGCTTGGCAGTCTCAATTAGCAAAACTGAATGCCAATCCTCAACGATGGGGTATAACGAAAATCGTTATACCTACTCTTGGCGACTTACAGGAAATGGTTTGTCTACCACTAAGAAAACTTCTTGCTTGGCTCACCACCATCAGTCCTAACAAAGTAAAACCTGAACTTCGTGACACTGTCATCATGTACCAAAACGAATGTGATGATGTCTTATGGAATTACTGGACAAAAGGCCAAGTAATCAATCATAGAAAAGCTATCTCACCTGAACAACAGCATGCTTTACATGCAATCGTCGATCGTCGTGCAGGAAAAGATCGAAGTTTAAGAGCCTCTATGTGGATACGTCATAATCGCCACTTTGGAATTGCTAAATATAGCCAATTGCTTTCAATCCATTTTGATGATGCGAAGCAGTATCTTGAGACAATACCACTTCATGAGCTAGGCCCAACCGAAACAGATACACTTAAACGTTTAGAAAACTTTGTAGATAATCTCGCTACACGGTATCCAGCATTAGAAAATCCGCTAGCTTATGAAATAGCACAGCATGTAGGTGAGAAGCTAAAGTATCAATCTCCCAAAGGTCCGAAAAACTTCTGGATTTCGATTCAGGAAAACGGCGCTCTTTCAGTACAGCAATATTCTCTACACCACACGCCCATTAATGTCGTGCAACTACGCGAAAAGTTTAATGGGCTATGGGAGTTTCTTCATAAGGATGAAGTACTTGAGCTTGGCAAAGTATTAAAACGCTTTCCTTTTGAACCTGTGAACTGAAAGGGCATATCATTAAATTAAGACGTTCCTACTGGAACTCCCCTTATATTAAAGCCAGCTATACAGCTGGCTTTCTTTTTAGAACTTATCCAATATTTGGAGGTACTCGCAGAACCTGTAATGAAGGTACACCCCGATCTAGCGCATCTTGGACACAACGATAATCAGGATTATTTGGTTCATAACCAAGTTCACCACGGATATTACCCTTATGTATTGTCATCGGTGCATCAAAACGCCCACGCATAAAACGACCAATAATAATTGTGTCAGTTAATGATTGATTGGTCTTTGTTTCTGTTTTATCAGTTTTTTTCTGATATTGAATACCAGGCGCTTCACCTATGATTTGAGTTGTATTCATGAGTATTTCCTTAATTAAATGGATTATAGGTAAAGCCAAAAAATGACCTTACCTATGAGTAATTAGTAAATACCTAAGCGTTTACCTTTTTTGAATGAACGTAAACGCTTGTTGATTGCATTCGCAGTAAAAGCATGAAGTCTAGCTTTTTTCATTCCAGCTTTTTGTGCTGAAGTTAAACGGACCTTTTGACCAGGTAATCGTTTATTCACAACGGTTTTGACACCTTGACGAATAGCCAGCACACCACGGTAGTGAATTTTTCGCCCATTTACTTTCCGTTGGCTAAATGCTCCATTTCGAGCTTTAATTTTTTTAGCCATTGAATCGAAACCTTCTTCAGTTTCATCTGCTTCACCGAAAATAAACTCACGAACCAGTTCTTCAAGTTCAGGGCCTTCGTCTGGCATATTAGCAAGAACTGTATTGGCTGCTGCTTCTAACGCCACATCAGCAACTTCTGTATCATCACTAAAGATCTCTTCAATATCAGAAGCGTCAACGCCAAATGTTAAGAAAGCATCGGAAAGTGACGCCATCAAAGCGTTTTCATAGATACCTTCTTCATCATCTGCACCATCTAATGCATCGACAATTAATGCGTCTAAATGATCAACGCCCAGTTCACCTTCTTCAAGCTTACCTTCACTGATTGTATCTACCGTATCGGATAGAATGTTCAGAGCAATTTGTCGTACTTGTTCAATCACAGATTGCTGTTCTCGATCAGTACTTGAAACCTCACTTACAACGGTAGAAATATTCTCCGCTGCTGAATCAAAAGCACGTAAAGTTAATGGTTTTTCAGTAGTGGGTCCGAATGGATTCATCTTGATAGATCCTTAAAATTATTTAACTAAAACGTCGTCATCAAAAATTGCGGCACGAGTTGTACCAACAACTCCATGGGCTAAATAGAGTCGTACACGCTCATATGGATAGTCTTTGTCAGGTATTAAACTGAACTCAAAAGGTTTACCCCCTAGATCTTCAGCCGGTTGTAACCAACCGGTTGTCTCACTAGAAGCGCCCTCTAAAAACTCTTGAATGTCATCACCAGCTTTTTTGATATAGTCCGGTGTAGCTTGGAACATATAAGTCCGCAGGATCTCGATACATTTATTCGTAACCCGAGCCGAAATCTCCGCGGCGGGAACTAAACGCAAAGCACTATTTTTGCTTTGGTATTGCGTAAGCACATCACTTAATACAAATAATGTAGTTTCAAACTTAACTGGGCGAACTACATTTACTTTAGCCTTAGCCAACATTTCTTGAGTCTGTTCATCTTCAAGATCAATATTCGGCATCTGGCTTAAATTTTTTGCTGTAAATGGATAATCTTTCCAAGCTACTGCATTTTTTAACGGCGCAAATCCTTGTTTATTTAACTTTGCATTACGTAATAATTTATCGCCGATGTAATGGCCCAAATAATAAGCTGGTACCTTACGACCTCTTAGCGTGACAGCATCAGTTGGGCGGCAAAGATTCGGGCTCCAAATGAATTGAACAAACTGTGATTGCGCATCTACGCTTGTCGCAAATTGAGCTGCTTGCTCAGCTGTAAAAGTTGGATTGATTTCAGCATCCAAAGGAATACGTAGCTTTGTAGCTGCACGTTGTGCCGCAACATAAATTGGTAAATCATGAGGATTTGGTAAAGTCAGATATGCCGGGGTACTTAATTGACTCGTCAGAATCTTATATAGTTCATCTGGATTAAATGATGGTAACGATTCATCTTCCAATGCCAATGTTTTTGAAGCACGACCTAAGCTATTTGATTCGTTATAAGCATTTGATTTGAGTATTGCTTGTAACGCATCAATACCTAACGATAAATCAAAACGCTCAAAATATTCTTTCGCATCAGCTACAGCGACAATAGAAGCAGAATTTTCAATGTCTCCATCTACTAATCCCTGAACAGTAACAATTTGATCACCTGTTACCGCATCACGGATTTCCAAACGCATAGAAATATCTGCAGGACCGCGTGGGCTAGTTACTTTCGCAAAAAAGGCCACATTGATTTCTGTATTTGCAAGATAACTGTGAGTATCAAATTCCAGTTTTAGTGATGGGCTGGCCCCTGCTACAAGGGATAGCTCACCTGTACTTGATAGAGCAAGTATATTCATTACATTACACGCCCAAGGCTATTTGTTTTAAGTATTTTGAGCCGTTGGCTTTTTTGATTTTCTGGCAAGTTCCAATGTAAAAAAAACCACTCGAAAGTGGTTTTTCATTTCCTAAATTTTATAATCCGCTAGCAGGTTCTGTAGGCTCTTCTGCCTCAGTAGGTACAATTTGAAGTACATTACCTTTCAAGCCATTAATTTGATCTAGGTTATCTAGCAATTGTTTATGAGCTTCGTCACCGATCAAAGTGAATGTGACCTTTTGACCAGCTTGTACCAAAACTTGCGTAAATGGTTCGGTAATGTCACTTAAACCGTTATTTTGAAGTGTAATACTTCGTTCAGTAGGATGATCACCAACAGCATCCATAATTGGGTTCGTGCCATCAATAATGAAAATAGTCATCTTGTTACTCAACAGTTAGATTCTTACCAAGCCCCTTCAACTGACGTAAGTTTTCCAGTACTTGATGTTTAAATGTTTGGTTATGACACGTAATACTTGCTGTTTTACCTGCCTCAATAGCAACACGTGATAACGGTTCTAAAACTGTTGAAAATCCGTTATTAGTAACTTTAATAACTAGCGGATCCACGCTACTCCCACCTGATACTGTTAACAAATCCGTAATGGGAGTATTAACTTTAGAAGTATCAGTTTCTTTAAGGACATGATCCGATTCATTCCCCACATCATCACCAGACTTACCACCATTTGAATCTAGATCATTTGAAGGTTTGACAGAATCATTCGATGTTTCAGTTGGTTTTCCATTTTCTTGAGCATTGGACTCTTCATTATCTGAATCGCTATTTTTCAAATCAGTAGGTTTATTACCTTCATTTTGAGATGCGCCGTCTTCAGGACCTTGGCTATTTAACAAATCACCTTGGTCTGAAGCTTTTTCATCACCAGCTTGGGTATTCTGTGTTTCTGTAGTTTTATTGGTTTTATTACGTGTGTTTTTTGGTTTAGTAGTCGCTTGTTCGTCAGTTGAAGCTAAAGTTTCGTCAGTGTTTTGTGTTGCTGCAGCCATGAGATTTTCCTTTCAATAAATAGGGTAAAAAGGCGCATCGAAATGCGCCCTTATCTGTTTTACTTACGAATTTTTGAGGGATGGCATATTGATACAGTGGATGACATAGCTTTGATCAGCATAACGTTCTAACGGGTTCATTTCGGCTGCTTGAGCACCGATTAAAGTAAGTACTGATTCACGCGCATCTGGTCGAGTTTCAATAACTGAAAGAGGCGTTTGAATAAAGCCAACGAACGGCGCACGAATTGGCTCATTACCACGACCAACTAAAAGCATATCAAACGCTGTATCTGCTTCAGCTACAAGCTCTTGTGCTGACGGTGCGTGGTAAACGTTAGTACCATCTGCAAGAGTACCAATACGGACAATTTGACCATAACCAGCAGTGTATCCGGTTTTAACTGGCATCTTGTCGCTTGACAGTTGATTAAAGAATACTGACCCAGTATCGCCAACATATAAGTCAAATGCGACGGTAGAGCCACCAGTACGTTGGTTAATATCCAATTTGGCCGCTGCAATAAATTTATTTACTTCCGCAAACAAGTCACCTGAAGTATTAAATGCAGCTGCTAATTTTCCAGTCACACCACGAGAAGCATCAAAAGTAACTTCACGAGCTGAGTATTCAGCTAAATCTTTTGCTTCACCTAATAAACGTACAGTTTGTTCTAAGAAAATTTTTCCTTGAACAATTGCTAAAGCCTGACCTAGAAAACCAAGCTTAAGTTCGTTAGTTAGCTGAGATTGTAATAGTGTTGAAGCTGTTACCCGTGCCATGATTGGTGATGCAACCATAGTTTCATATTCAGGTTCGAAATCAACACCAACTGGGGTTAATAGATAGTTATTATTACCATCCCGTGCATCAAAATCAGCCACAAGATGAACCTCAACTTTCGCACCATCTGGTAATGCTTCATTTAAGGTCACGCTAATTTTGCTAGCGGAAATATCAATTTCACTACCAATTACACGATATTCAACGCCGTTTACTACTACGTTTTTCTCGGCAATAGCTGAAATTTTACCTGTAATCTTTGATTTTGTTCGGTTACGTGTATGTGCAACTTCTTTACCATTGATCTTGATAGATACATTACCAGCAATAAATGGCAATAAACTCGCTTTGGCGTCAGGTGTTTTAGCCTTGAAGTCTTCATAACCAGTTCGTGCAGTCACAGTATAAGTTGTACCTGCGCCACCATTAGACAATGCAAAACGGAATCGTCCTTCAACGTAAGGCTTAGAAGCATTTGCACCATCTAAGTATTCTGATTTCTTCATTGCACCAAAATCACGGTTGGTGATAAAGCGAATAGATACAATCGGTACTTCATTTGAGCCATTTGAGTTGGGAATCATAGCAACGATAGGTGTTGCATAAGCGATAACGTTGGCGATAGTAGCAACTGTAATTGCTGGAACGATGCTTACAGATTCATGATGCTGGTGATTTACATCATCAAAACCAGATTCATTAATACTATCGTAATAGCTAAGGGTCTCGGCAGGCAAAGCAGCTGCTTGTTTCGCACCACTTAAACCAGCAGTTAATGCAGCTGCAATGATTGAAGGATGCGGTAATTCACCTCCATGACGTGATTGATATTGTGATACCCCAAACATCACAGCTTTATCAACTTCTGGCGCATATTCGATGCCAATTGAATCAAAAATTGCTTTTAATACTTCTGGGTACTCTTCTGCCGCTGTTTGAGCACTGTCAAACCCATTTTCAAGCTCTTCAGGACTTTTGAAATAGTAATTTCGGCACTGAACAGTAGCTAGTTGTTGAGCATCATACTTTTTACGAATTTCTTCTGTTAACACAGTCATTTTAAACCAGCCTTTGGCTTTCTATGTAAGATGCAGAAAGTCTGACATGGCGTATTTTTACTAAAACTGGTCGGTTCCAAACATAAAAAAGTCCCCAAAATTGAGGACAAAGAAAATGTAGCTAAAGGACCATCTCAGCCCTTTATTTATATAGCTATCCGCTTACACCACTTGAAACATAAATCTCCACATTATCACCTGCTTTCACTTTATAACGGAGCTTATCCCAGCAATGCTGTCTAAACGGTTCAGTATCGGGCGCAGCAGCTGTTAATGTAAGAATAGACACCCAGTGAGAATCGTTTTGCGGATCTGCATATGGAATATTGCTTCCGAAAAACTCTACTTCTGCCCCGTTCCCGATTACCTGGTAATTGAATATTGCAGAAGTACATTGTTCAGCCATTTCAATGTCGCCTGTCTTTTTACCTTTTTCATTGAAAATTAAATAGCTCATTTAGTTTCTCCATCACCTATAGGTGAAATAAACAAATCATCTCTACGGTTTAAAACATACTTACTGCCAAAATCTGCCATGAGGCTAAAACCAGTAATATTTACAATCTCAAACCACAACATTAGGTTTTCATAAATCATTAAACCTAAAAGATCACCTTCTTTAAGAATCAAGTCAGGGATGTTGATTATCCTTTCCAAAACATCATCCAATTCTTCATTGAATGTCTCTACTTGAGCGGTTAGCACCAAGTCAGATGGGTTATTCATTGAGAAGTTCTTTTGAATATAACCACCATTAAATTTATCGAAATGAACATAAGCAGCGCCCTTATATTCATACTTGTAGTTGGGTTCGTCTTGAATCGATAAAGTGTTCGCTTCAAAAGAAAGAGGATCTAAAGGTTTTGAATCTTCAGCCGGATTATTGAAAATTACTTCTTTTCGCCAAATTTGCGCTGGAATACTTGCTAGAGCATTCATCACAACACGTCTAGCTGCTAAACGGCGTCCATTTGCAACTTGATTTACTGATCTATTTAGCATTTCGACTTAAACCCTTCATAAAGACATTTAACATGTCATTGTCGATTGCGCCTGATTTATGTAAGGCTTGAATTCTTTCAATTTGACTCGCTCTAACAGTTTCCACTTCAAAACGTTTGAGGGTTTTTAATTCGCGTTCTAAGAGCTTTTTGGCAACTTTATCAGCTCTACGCATCATTTCTTTTTCTGCTTTTTGGATATTGGCTTTGATTGGCTTAACAGAACCATTCATCAAATCCTTTACTTGCTCGTTAATTGAATTCTGTATTTGCTTATCTGTTTGTTTATACCGTGCACCTACTTGTTTTTTACGGTCTTTCTCTACTTCCTTTTTAAGGTAGGCAATCCCAGATGGTGAACTAATCCACTTAACAACGCGCAATACATGCTTACATGCCACACCGGATAAATGCGGGTTACGTATCTTTGGAAAGCCGCCCTCATCACGTCCTAAATTGTAACCGCCAATAGTTGCCATATAGCGGTACCAGAACGTATGACGTTCGCAATCACACTGAAATTTGATTTTGCCTTTAGCCAAGCGGTTTTTGACGGTGTTTAATGCCTGTTTATCGATATCAAAAACAACAGATTTAAAGTTAGAAAACTCAATCTCAACGTGATGATTTAAAACTTTACTATTTGGTCCGGCATTAGTAAGCAAGTGAACTAAACCAGCTTTTCTGCTTACTGGAACCGCCAAATAGATTTGCTCATTTGCCCGGTCAATATCGTCTTGTCGGCTTAAATTAATGATGTTTTGAGGGGTAATACCCTTACTATACTGATCTTTTAATAGTTGAATGTTTTCCTGAAATGCCAAGATATCATCACGGGTAATACGCCGTGGTACTTCTCCATTTCGCTGACCTAATGTTGTAAAAAGTACCCTTTCGACATCATATTTTTCCCCTTGGGCAATATCTTGTGGTCGCAAGAACATAGGCTTAGGGATCTTTCTTCCCCAATCATCATATTCAATTTCTTTTTCGGCAAATGCCCGCTGTTCTCTATCTGCACGCTGGCGGCTCTGTTGATCTCTACGAACTCCACCATTTTGCAAAGATTGGTTTAATTGCAGCTGGGCACGGCGTAAATCATCTGGCTTGAATGCTGACATATTAATTATCCTGCAAGTATTCTTTTTGAAGTCTTAAAAGATCAACGAGCCTTGGAAATGCTACCTTTTGTAGTGGTAGTTTTTCCCAAACGCCGTTCACACCACACGCCACAAGTACTGCATCAATATGGTTTCTTGAACCATATAATTTCAAACTCAACAGTGATGGATCTTGAGATTCATCGTCTTTGATTTCCCAAACAATCAGATTCTGAATATTATTTTGTTGAAGATTCCGGTGAATTAAGTCTCTAATAGCATTTCGATAATCATTTCTCATAATGTTTTACCTATTTAAGCTTTAACAGTACTTACACGAGCAAAGCCACCAGTACCTGCTTTACCAGTGTTACCATTACTTTCGGTTGCAACACCAGGTTCACCAACAACTAAAGTCATATACTGAGTTTTTTCGGTTGAATTCACATATCGGCAAATGAGTAAACCACCACTTGCACCACCACCACCAAGTGCCCAGCCATCATCACCTACACCATTAGCACCATCACCACCAGCACCCCAGTTTGATACTGGACTTACTGATGCGCCGCCTTTGTGGTTTGTTTGGTTTGCAGCTGTACCAGCGTTACCAAGCTTGCGTGAAATTTCGGTTATGTTTGATGTCACAGTGATTACACCTGCTAAACCACCAGCACCATTTGAGAAAGCACTACCATTCGACCACTGACCACTGGTACCGCCTTTACCGCCGCCAACAACCGCCAAATCAAGTTCATTTAAACGTAAGCGTGTATCTGTTCCACTGGTCCCATGTGCCAATGCTCCTAACTCCCAGACACTGCCACCACCAGCACCACCAGCACCAACCAAAATGAATTCTTTTTGTTCTTTCGGTTGAATTGGAATGATATAAACACCTGGGACTGTGTAATCGCCGTTTCCATCGTTTAGTGTTTCTGCAGCTACCTGAACAACGGACCAATTCACAGTACCTGAATACCCTATCCGGTTTTGACCTGAGCGGTCCCAAACTTCATATGAAAAACCCTTTTCAGCACGGGTAAGCTTCCATGCTTCATGTGGGCTTTCTGGTGTTAAATAGATTGCATACTTTGAATCACGTAAATCAGTAACTTTGCCACCTAGTTCAACTGTGGCTGAGCTACCAATATTTACACCTGCTCCAATTAATTTTGGATATTGAGCATCTAAGTTTTTCTTGAAATCGATTAACTGCTGTAACAAATTTTTGGAACTAAGATCTAGATCATCAATCTGTTGTTGTAAATCATCGTCTTTGGCTTTTACATCTTTTTCAAATGCATATTGGGGGTGCGGATCCTCATGCTGATTATGTTCAGTCATGAGCTTACGAATTAACGCGCCGTATTGTGGGTGTGGGTCTTCATCTGCACTATGCTGATTCATCAACATCACAGCAATTGGTGTGTTTGGATCAATCTTGATAGTTACGTTTTTTAAATTAACGTCAGTTAAAACAAATCCAAATGTAACAATGGCTACTACGTTTGCATGTAAAGACATGATTGATTGAGCAGCTGTAGTCGAGGCCACCGCAAGTAAAGTGCCATCTGATAGGTAAATACCCATCTCAAACACTTCCATTGTTAAAGTGGGCTCAATACTCATTACAAAACGCAAAGTACCCGTTTCTGTATCTACACCACCGCCGTTAAGAGAAAATCTAGCTAATTCATTTTTAAGAGAAGTTAGGTTTTTCGCTTCTACTGATGCATCAAATTTGCCGGTACCAACAGCAAGATGGGTAAGTTCCCCACCAAAGCTAGCAACATCACCCACTTTATTTAATGCATTCCGACCTGCGTCAGTTAAAAAGAAGTTAATAGCCATAACCCACCCATATGATTTATTGATCTATGGTAGTTATGAAGAATAGTTATTTAAGTGGGCAGTTCCATATAACTAATCATTTTCTTTTTCAGCTGCTTCTCTTAAAGCACTGAATCTTGACTTACGTTCAGCTTGTTCACGGCCTTCCGGTGTATCGTCAGTGACATTTACGGTTTCGTAAGCTTCAGTGTAGTGAACGTTTTCCAAGAATAAGAAAGCAAAAGCATCACCGATATCCGGTGATTTAATTCCCATCCGTTTCATTTCGTCTTTGCTTAAGATTTTATAACGAGCAAAGTCATCAAAACGGTATGGAACGTGGATTAACTGATCTTTAATTTTCACATTGTGTTTCTTCGTTTTTATTTTAAAACGGCCATTTGCGATTGCTCGAGCTAAGCCCACATAAGCTAATGACCGTTTATTTGTAAACTCTTTTCTATTGTCATTACTAAAACATTGTGAGCCCCAATAAACAGGAACGTAGAAAATACCTTGCTTTTTAAGGTATTGGCCTAAACCTTTACCCGCCCCGTTATCATCTACAACCAAGTTAGCATTTGGGTACTGTAAAAGTAGCTCATTAATCTTTGCAAATAGTTCTAAAATATCATCTCTGTTTTTGCATAATGGAATATCTACAACTTCTACACGGCGTGCGCGCTCTCCCCATTGCGATTCACCCCAAACTTTAGAAACAACAATTACTGAATCGTCACGGCCAACACCACCACCAACATCAACAGTAATGACATAACCGAATTGATGGTCATCAAAAATACTCGCGCCAACATACATTTCTTCGGTTTGACGCTTGGTGATTAAGAACTCATCTGATAAGTCAGGGAATTCACCTAAAACACGAATCTTATACTGAGCATCTTCCCTGCTGCCGTATTTTTGCCGTTGTTCCTGTAAGGATTGTTCACTAACTAGTGGTGACTCTTCCCCGTTAAATGTGAGTGCAATCCAAACACCACCAGCTCGATGACTTAACTTGTGATGAGTCTCATAGAACATACCCGCGTTACGAGTAGGCTGTGAGGTCATTACTGCACGGTTATCTTCATGCGTTAAGGCACCAAAAGCTACATCAAGGACAGCATCATCTACACCACTGGCCTCATCGACCCAGACCATGTAGTTATCGCCGTGGTTACCAGCTAAGTTTGTAGGTTGATGTTTTGGTGCTGTCTTCGCAAAAACATACCATTTTTCTTTGTAGCCTTTGATGTAAACGAGTTCAGACTGGTACCCAACATAATCAGCAAGCCAAGCCAAAGGCCCTTGCTTCAATCGTGCTAGATTGATACTGATTTCTTTCCAGACTTGTTTTTTTAACTGCCCAATCTGCGGAGCAGTAAACATCATGATGGATTCATCAAAAAACAAGAGATGCCATAAGGCAACAATACCGGCACTGGCCGTTTTACCAGTGTTATGAAGTACTAAGTCATCATCACCTAAGAAAAATGGATCTGGATCGAGTACAAAACCGTAATATTTACCTTCACCTAGCTCAGTAACCGATGTAATTTTTAAAGGCTTATGTTCACCATCTATAAGCCTATACGATGCAAACTGTTCTCTATTTTCTGGCTTTAATTTCAGGTATTGAGAAACAAGTAATTCAATCTTGTCGCCCTTGGACCAGCCGTTACCATCGTATAAGGAAATTAAGCAAAGGATGTGGGATTTATTGAAGGTATGAGCTTTACCATTCTCATATTCAAACCGGTACATTTCCTGATAACCGGTTACTGTTTTAATTACATCTAGTTCTGTCTTACCATCTGCAGCAAGAATTTTATGATTTAGGTTAATGCGCTCAACTGGGATAAATTCCCCATTGGCTAATTTGATTAATGTCCCTTTTCCAAAGCAACCATGCCCCGATGCTACGGAAGTACGGCTACCATCAAATGCAATAGATTCAAAAAGTAATTCTTGTTGCCATGTGGGTTCGACACCTAATGCTTCTACGGCGAAAGCATAGATGTCGTATCGATAACGCTCACAAAGTTCCCACCATTCGGGAATTTCTTTTAATGGTGCCAAAGCCATACCGTAAAAACACCATTACTTAATAGATTGAAAAAGGAAGCATTGTTGGATCTACAGCATCTTCTTCAAACTGATTCCCTTCAGTAATTGAAAAGCCTTTGGCAATTTTCGTACTAGCCCAAACAGCTAATAGAATTGCAATGTGTCCATTGTTTAAGCTGCTGCTATCAAATTCCTGCTGAAGGCCGTTTTTATCGACCTTACGGATTTCAAGAACGTTTTTAGGGTTGTACTGGTTTAGCTTTGGCTCAATTTCAATTAACTTTGCTCTGAAACGAGCTTGGTAAATTGAAATCACTTCTTCTAAATGCTCTTTTGCATTGAAACTTAATTGCCAATTCTGTACTTGGTCCGGTGAGTCAGTTACTACAACTGTTTGATCTCTTAAATCGCTTGGTACGGGCAAATTTGAATAAACAGCTGTTTTTTGAATAACAAGCTCACCTGTATCAGCAAATGCCGCTCCAATAAGACGAATTGGTTGATCCGAAAACCCAGCAACACGGCTGTCTATACGAATAATTCCAGACATTACATGTATCCTTAGCGCCGTTTGCGTTCTAACTTGGTTTGGCATTCAATGCAGAATTTCACGCCACCTAAAGCACGGCGGCGCTCTGGTATTTCTTCACCACATTCAACACATTCTTTTTCAGATTCGCCTTCAAAACGGCATCGGTTTGCAATTTCTTGCTGCAATAAATAATCAGCACTTTCTTGTGCCTTATCGATTAAGTCAGTCATCTATACGCTCAACTGTAATTTCACCTGTTTCTCTATCACCCTTCACACGCTGGTGATCGAGTGATGTGTACTGATCAGCTTGCACTACAACTTTGTCGTTGATTGCGGGCTGTTCCGTTGCTGAGCCGTCAGGTTCATAGCCATTACCTGTGTTGTTGTCGAATGGACCACCGAAACCGATGACGTTAGGTGTATAACCCACAAGCTGAATATCTACAGTTGAGATAGAAAGATTGATTGCTTCGCTTGGGACTGGTGATGGAAAAAGTTCATTTTCAAAAACAGTGAATGTTGAATTAACAACATGATCATTCCATTGCTGAAATGGCACATTAAAACGGCGGTTATCGCTGCTAGACATGTATGCGCAAAACTGCCCAATGACTGAACGCAGATCATTAGGATTGGTGGCAAAGAAAGCGATTTGAGCACGTACAGTTGTTGGCACAAGACGAACCTTCACCCGTTTCTCATCAATGACCGTTTCAATAAAATCAGGCACTGGTAGTAATTGATTTACATCTGGGGGTTGGTCAGTTAACGCTGTTGCAGTAAGCATTACAGGTAAAAGCACTTTGGACTCTTCCTCATGCTTCTGGCTTTTTCTATATTCAGAAAGCATTGCTTCTGAGTCGTCCATCATCCGTGACGGACATGCTTTTATAGCGTTACCAATGGCTCTCAACTTCCAGTCAGCCGTTAATTGTGTCTCAGGCATATACCAAGCACGAAAATTGACAAGCTGCTTATACCAAGCGTTTTGGATGCTTTTAAGCGAATCGTTGGGGTAATTCATTATTACCCCCATACACTAAAGATATTGCCAAAAGACTTTTTCGGCTTTTTAGGTTTCTCTTTTACGTTTGGATTGTCCAAACTTTGAATGATTTGTTCAGCTTGTTGTTGTACTGAATCAAAACTCTTCACAGGATTTACCATACCCGTATAGAGTTCTTTTTTGCGTTCTTCTCTAAGTTGTTGCAGGCGTTTCTGTTTATCAAATTTTTCTGATAATTCACCCACTAATCCTTGAGCATTTCCTAACTCGGTTAATAGATGCAGCTGACTATTGATATTGTCGTATGTCTGTAAAATTTGATCTTCAAGTAATTGGGCAATAATAATTTCGGGCTGTGATAACTGTGAAATATCTGTTGCGCTATCAAAGCAAGAAACAACACCTTCTGGCTCTTCAGGAACAAATAATCCATCAAATAACTGACCATCCCCTACATTACTTGCATAATTTGGTTGTGCAACGAAATCAAAACCAAAAAAACCCGTTGGAATTAAACGGCCACCGACATTCTTGTAATTGACTGATGTGCTAAAACCACCCGCTTGGGCTTTATAATCTTGTAATGCGATCTCACCAGGCTCGTTATCATAAAACTCTTCTCGGTGTTCAACTGTTCCATCCTTTGAAGCACGTAATTCAATTGTTTTAAACGCCCGTGAAAGATATACAACTTTACCTTTAATGATCACCGTTTCAGGCGGCACCATACCATAGCGCTGTCGAATTTGATGACCGTAAAAACCTTGTAATGAATTAGTAGCAACCATTTCTTGTACATGGTCACTGTTGATCAAGTTGACCATTGCATCTACATCGACATTACTTCGATCAACACCGGTAAATTTACGGCATCGGTCATGTAAGTTGTAAGATAGAACTTTTGTCTTTCTATTTTTGCTAGCCATAAAAAAGCCCCAATGCTGTGATTGAGGCTATTGTTTCAGTTGTTCTATAGTTGAAATTTAATCAGTTCCAAATCAAATCTTTTGATCAAACTCAATTAATTCCAATAGCTTGTCATGCTGTTTATCTTCAATGGTTGCATCAAAGATGTACCCACTTTTAAGAGAAATAAAAACATCATAAAAGCGCTCATGGATCATGCCTCCTCGATGTTCACTTTCGGAGACTTGCAAACAATCCATTTGAGATAAGTCAATTAATTGAGAACAAGCACGTTTTCTACAAAAGATTTTTAATCGCATACTTCACCCAATTACTTAACAAGAGTGCCTTCAACACCACGAGCACGGCGCTCAGCTGTACGTTTATTAAATTCTTCTAGCGCACTTTCCATATAAATAATGGCTTGTTTGTTGAACTCACTCGGAAATTTTTCATCCAAGGTTTTAGTACGGTGAATAAGTACTTTTAACAATGCTTCACTGGTAACCCCATTCACACCATGTTCTGGAATTGGGCCATCCTGAAAATGAATACTGATTTCAAAATCTTTTGCATTTTGGTTTTCAGGATTTGCTGAAATCTTATAGTAATGGCCCTGAGCATATTCCGTGATGCCTTCAACCACTTCCCCTTTAATAACTTTATCAATTTCTTGTGGTTCTAATTCATGGCTTGCATATCCTAAGAAATGATCAATTAATAAGTTTTCTCCCTGACCATTGATAGGTTCTGCGATTCCTACTAAAACATTGTCTTGAGCTTGTTGCATATAAAAAAGTCCTGAACTAATGAACAGGACTATGAAATCATTTTGTATTTGAGCGCTAACTCAACAGTTCCAATTGAATTAAAGGAAGTTATAGACTGCATAAGGCTTAGCTGCTATTGCCGCTGCAAAGCTTGTGGTACCTAAATCTCTATCAAATGCCATTGAGTGAACTTTAACGACAATATTGGCTGGTACTAAACGCCGTAATATCGGTGACAGCTCTACCACTTCATTTGCATCAACAGTTTTATCTAAAACAATCCTAATCCGACTTGTTAAGAAGTAATTTGGCTTTTCAAAATCAGACAAATAGGCTGGATATTCTTTTAGCTTTTCCAAGCTGTGCCATAGCCGGATAATCTGAAAATGATCTTTCCCCCACAACATTCGTAAAACAAACTCTAAAAACGCTAATCCTCTTTTATTACCCATGCTGCTCCAATTGGCATAGATAATTCGCATTAACGTATCAGAGGTGTTATTTCGCCGTAATACAACAAGTCCGTTTTGTTTAGAGAACCGTTCTACAACTGTTTTACTACCGATATGAGGACAACCGTAGTCCAGTAAATCTTGTATCGACTGCTCAAAGTTTTGTGCAAATACTTGTTTAAATGCTTTAGCAAGTGCGGTTTGCAAGCCCGTACTTACATAGTGTTCATCGATAGGCCGAGTAAAGCTTATAGAGTCCATGTAGCCCCCGAAATATCAGCGGTGCGTTCCAACTCAACAGTAATGCTGTCTTTTGTCACATACACCCACTCATTAGGCTTATTCAACTCATTTGAAAGCATAATGGTAAAGTCACTCATCCGGTCTTGGAAAGCCACAATATTGTCATTAATCAGCTTCCCCATTTCTTGCGTATTAAAGCCATTAACCAGCCAACGACTTGAGCTCAATGATTCACGCCCGTAACGTTCTACAAGTAATTCTTTGATCTGTGTCTTAACCATATCTGTGTTATGTACAGAAGCCAAAGAGCCTTTAATTTTTACTTCAATTGGCTTTTCTACAACTTCATGTACATTCACTTTACCTTCATACAAGTTATCGCAATAACCAATATACCGACAGATATCTTGTTCTAACGTTGCTTGTTCAGCTGGGTTCTTGGCAACCACCACAAGGTTTAAATGATTAATGTCGCGGTATGTAATGGCAAAGTGTTGCTCTTGCAAAGTTTCATTCCAAACAGAAATAAACTGTGCCCGTTTCATGAATTTTTTACGGACCGCATAGTCAAAGTTGCCCAGAAATACAGCATCTTCATCGTAAAGCGATGGATAGCTTGATAATAAACGTAATTCAGATACAGCTAACGGATCTACGCCCTCTCTAATCACTCCACCAGCTTTAAAACGCACTGATATGCGTTGTTCATCATTAGAAAGTACATCAAGTAAAGCCGCATCTTTTAAACGATTGACATCAACTTCCCCGTATGTCTCAAGAATTCCAATTATTACCGTTTCATTGGCTTGCAGAGTACGACCAGCTCTATCAGAATCGCCAAACTCAATAAACAATCTTCTTAGATTATCTGTAGTAACAGTTACAGCATATTCACCTGGTTCAACATTCATCCAGCGCGGCTTAATTACATAGTTATTATTGCCCTGCTTAACCGAAATATTTGCAAGTGAAAGGTCCTCTAAAAGGTCTATTCGATATTTATGGAACCCTTCTGTAACTGGTACAACATATTTAATTTCACGGTATTCACTTTGTTCGGCTATTACTTCCGCCGTCTCACCAGCTTTAACATTAATGGATTGAAGCAACCGCCACACTCTACCGCCGCTATGGTCCTCAATCATTCGCCCTTGACTTAAGCTCACAGCATTTGTTGACCGGTTGATGATTTCAATTAAGTGCTGACACGGCGTACCTATAGGCAAAATGCCTTTATTTGTAGCATCCGCAATAATTGAGCGGTCACGTGTTTTGGTAAATGGTTCAATTGAAGCAATATCGATTTCTGGACCAAATGCAGTCAAAAAACTAGCCATAGAACGCAGCTGGTGAACGACAATTGGATCTTGAGCTTTATAGCGTTCCTGAATCTCATAATCATCTATCGCTGCTTGGAGCTGGGCTTCAAAATCAGCTTGCGTTAATGTCATATGTCTCACCTGTTACTGATTTACCCAATCGGTCTGCTACTTGGTTAAGATCTATATTCACATTCATGATGCTTAAATGAATATGAACCGTCTCAAATCCTTCGGTTTGTGAATACAGTGCTAATTGGTCAGAGTTAAGCTCAGATAATATTGGTAGATCCTTTTTCATCTTAATGATAAAACTATCTGCCACCCTCGAGTCTAAAGGTGCCATTAGCAAATCATAAAGAGGTGCACCAAAATCAGAACCATACTTCCCATTGACCGGATGATTAAGCCAGTACTCAACCATGTCTAAAATTGTTTTAGATGTGATCATTAGGAAGTTGCTCTATTACTGAAAATCATCAAAAGCTTTACTAGTATTGCAGTGCCGATCTGGTAAGTTGAAAAAATGGTGAAATAGATTATGAATATCCATAATGAAACGCTTAATGCATCAAAATATGAAGCAACGTTATAGATTCGCCAATCAACAAGAATAATAGTGATCAATACACATGCCATACTTATGAAATACATATATCTGATTTCTTTAAATAAGAGGCTTATAGGCACATGACGGAATTGTTTAATATACGCAGCTTTATTCTTGCTATTCCATCCTGTAACAACGGAAAGATAAGCTAAAAATGCAAGAATTAAGACAATATCAATACCGATTTGAATTTGCATAAAAAACACCCTTAATAAGAACTGTATTAAGGGTATTGCTTTTGTATATATGTAAGCGTGAATGGTTCCATATTTGAAAATAAGAAATGCATGGATTATTATATATACAAAGCCCGCTCCACTTATGACACGAGAACGTATAGGGTCATAAGTGTAGGTTAGAAGATGTCGCAACCCATCTCTAACTACCGGGCTTTTTTTAATGCACTTCAAAAGCTGTAAGCAGCCATGCATTACTACCTTCTCGCTTAATCAATGACGCTTCATGCGAATTAAATACAATATTTATTCTTGTAGATAATCCACGTTCTGTACGCCGTTGTGTACTACCTTGAGCGATTGTTTGCACAATAGTATCCACAAGCATATGCACAACTTCATCATATGTCATGCCATCACTTTCCATACGGCGCTTGATAATATGCTTAATACCCTGTTTATCACTGCCATACTCAAAATCCACCCAGCCTAAATCATTACGATACATAGCTCTATGCACTGTGGTTTTTTCCATAATGGCTTTGTTCATTGCAGCTTTACCACGTGTGATATTTGCTGTAACTGATTTGATTGGACTCGCACTATCAAATTCAGGCTTTCCCAGTTCGGATTGACCAGCCTCCGAACTTATACCAAGTTGATGCTTTGCTTGTTCAATTTGTTCCTTAAGCTGGTCACGGTGAGCTATTTGCTTAGCTAAATCCTCATCAAGCTTTTGCTCTTGTTCTTCGACTTCTTTAATTTTCTGATCTACAGAAGTACGGCGCGGCGGTAAGCTAACTTTTTCACGCTTATTTTGTTCTTGGATTTTAGATTGTGCTTCACGGATAAGTTTAGCAACACAACTTACGGCGTTTTCAAATGTTGGCTTATAGTCATCACTAAAATCGCCAGATAGAACAATTACTTTATCATTCAGTTCGGCCTTCACTACATCCGCTAATGCACGAATATAAAGTGTAAGCGTAGCGCCACCTGAAAAGAAAAATGCAACTGGTAAAACGCTAACACCAGCAACGCGCTTAATTTTGCGAAATTCTGGTGTAACAATCGTTTGGCCTGTTGCTTTTTCTAATGCCGATTGGATCTTTTTAATGTATGGAGTAGTAGCTGTTATAGCTGCTAGATTAAGACTGCCCATGAAAAATAACCTCATATTAATGAGGTTATCTTGTAAGTAAATTTTTTCTAGAAATTACATAAGTTCCATTAAATTTCATTTTGTTTATAAATAAAAACCTGCATTTGCAGGCTTTTATTTTAAATTAATTAGAAGTTAATTTATTTCGGACGTTCGTTAAACTATGTTGAAACATTTGTAAACCTAATTCAGTAGAAATTTTGACAGGTTCACCATGGTGATATGTTTCAGTGTTAGCGTGATATGTGTTGCCATTTCCAACAAGATGATTTGTTTCAGCAATCTCTGTTTGCAACATTTGTATTTGATTATTAAGAGTTGTAGACATGATAGGCGCTTCCAAATTATGAACTTCTTCTCGTTTAATACTGCAATATTTTACTTCCCCTGCAGTATATTGATCGTATTTAATAGCTTCTAGGACAACAGCTATCGCATTAGGACAATCATGAATAATATGCTGAGTATGAAAACTCCCCGATCCAATTACAGTAGGAACATTAGTAATGTTTTCTATTGTAAACTCAGTGTCATTTACCATTTTAGAAACTTTAAGGCAAGAACCACTTAAATAGATTAGTGCAATAAAATCACTATTTGTTTTTTCAAGTATAGATCTCGGAAGCTCAAATTGTGTTTTATTTTGTAAGATAAAATCAATAAGGGCCTCGCTAAAATCTCTCATACAAAATAAACATCCAGCCATACCAAATACAATATCGCCCAAACGTTTCACTTTCCTAAAAGGAATATTTAGAGTAACTTCTGTACGATTTACTGTAAAGGCTATGTCGGAAGCCATGAAATGAGTATCATAAGCTGTTGTTGTCATTAACATAATCCTTAAAACGCGCGCGAATTATGCATTTATGAATAATATTTTTCAAGAACTATATGATCAATTACATTGGAAATATCAATAAAATTAAGAATTTTATATTTGTCAGTAAACTTAAAAAGCCAGCTAATAGCTGGCTTTTTATTAGGGGAGTCCTATTTAGACATCTTTATATTTTGATAAGCCCTTATCGATTCACAGGTTCGAAAGGAAAGCGTTTTAAAACCTTCCCAAGTTCAAGCACCTCATCTTTATGAAGAAAATCCCACAATTGATTAAAGCGTTCACGCAATTGCACAACATTAACTGGTGTGTGGTGTAGTGAATATTGCTGTACAGAAACTGCTCCGCTTTCTTGAATCGATATCCAAAAGTTTTTAGGTCCTTTTGGAGATTGATACTTTAGCTCCTCACCTAATTGCTGTGCAATGTCATAAGCAAGAGGGTTTTCTAATGCTGGATAACGAGCAGCGAGATTATCTACAAACTTTTCTAAACGTTTAAGTGTATCTGTTTCAGCTGGAACTAGCTCTTGTAACGGCAAGAGCTCAAGATACTGCTTCGCCTCATCAAAATGGATTGAAAGCAATTGGCTATATTTAGCAATTCCAAAGTGGCGATTATGACGAATCCACATTGAAGCTCTTAAGCTTCGATCCCTCCCTGCACGGCGATCAACTATCTCGTGCAGTGCATTTTGTTGTTCTGGAGAAATGGTTAAGCGTTGGTTTATTGCTTGCCCTTTAGTCCAGTATTCCCACAGCACATCGTCGCACTCTTGCTGGTACATGATCACAGTATCTCGAATTTCGGGATTAACCTTGTTTGGACTTATAGTCATTAACCATCCAAAAAGCTTACGAACAGGTAAACAAACCATATTGTACTGTTTACCATCTTTTCCAGTTGTCACTATTTCAGTGATAACTGAACTAAATCTTTGTTTTAACTTTTCATATTGTGATTGCCATGTGAGGCCCATTCCTTCAACAATTGGGCGCATGGCAGTAAATGGCTGATTGTTGAATTCAATAATTACTAAATCAGCACTATGAAAAGGTACATTAATTTGTGTTAAAGTACGCATGTTGTTGCTCCTATGCAATGACAGGCCTCGTTTTCTTTCCACGGACTGCGAGGCTTTTTTGTGGTTAAAAATTTACATATTGTTCTTCTGTTAGATTACTTAATAAATTAAAAAAAGTAGGTCGAGTTTCCTTAGTTAATTTCTGTCTAGGAAATTCACTTAATATTTTGACTGCTTCCACAGGATCTAACTGTGAAGTAAATGGAACTGATAATTGAATAAATGATGTTTTATCTGTTTCCAAAGCTGTATCCAGCACATCTTTTACTTCATTGTAGCGCGGCTTCCTTTGCGCGGTTAGGAAAAGTCCATCAAAAATAATATAAATCTCGTTTAATCCTGGTAATTGGACTTTCGCAATTGCTCCCATGAGGGGCAAATTAGTTTCAGGCCCGTCATCTCTACTAAACCCATCAGTAGGTGTACGATAAGTCGCAAATAAGATTACTTCTTGACAATTAGGTAGCTTCAAATAGTCGAGCAAATTAAGACAATTTCTCGTGGTATTACTTTCGTGATATCTGTGAGCAATTATTAAATCTTCATTATTGTAGAGCGAGGCAAGATAATTCGCATAGGGTAAATATCTTTGGCAAGATTTGGTTATGTAATCTGATCTAGAGGAGAAAAGATTTGAGTTATGTACTTTATCTTTTAGAAAGTCATCAATTTTTCGTGTTAAAGATATGGGAATTGTAACGTTAATCTTTTCAGTCTTTTCCGCATAGATTGATGTATCAATTGTTATGACATGAAAAAAAACATCTTTATCACGTTTTTTAAATGTTACTGAATTAATTTCAGTCGGCTCAGGAATATCAAGACCTTGGTCACTTAGAAAATCAAAATACTCAAGCGTCTTCTCATATACCTTCCTAATCACCTCGTCATAACTGGAACCAGTAGCATTAATATTCGGTTTATCAAAAAGTGCAGCCTCATAAATATCTTTTTTAAAGAAAGACTTAGATTCTGTAATCTTTACAGCAACTGTATAGTTTTTCACCAAGAACTCCTTTTGAATGATATTTCAGATTTTTAGACACCTTTTTTAATAATAGTTCTAAAAAAAATATTGTCAACAAATTTAAAATCAAATAGTTATTAATAAAAATTCAACTTATTGAAATTATTAATTTTAAATTTATAACCCCAAGATTCCAAAATTAAAGATTTATAGAGTTACAACTCTATACTGTGATTTTATTTGCTTCACTTACGTTACGTTAAGTTAAGTTAAGTTAAGTTAAGTTAAGTTAAGAATAGATCAAGTTATATGAAAAAAAATGCCGTGATAACTATCACGGCGGTTTTTCTTGATCATATTGGAAAAATCACAAACCCTTACATGGATTATTTAGAGGTGTCACAGTAGCAACACTACTTGCACTTCCACCCAATTGTTTATACTTGGCAAAGCTTTGATTTAGAGTTTTTTGCCCATACTCGATCCGTTGAGCAGCTGCATAACGCCTATCTAAACGAGTGACACCGCTAAAACTTTGTAACCTATCTTCTTCTTTTAAAACGTCTTGTGCAACTTTAATACTATTTCGTGCACTAACAACATTAGAGGATTCTATAAATAGCTTATAATTATTAGTACTTTTGCATAGATTAATTTTTTGTCTATTTTCCCGCTTCTTAGCATCAATTAAACGGGCTTGTTCCTCCCTCTCCGCATCGGCTCGATCTCTTGCTTGTTTTGCTAAACGGATTTCTTCTTCCCATTCCTCTTTTTCCCGTTCTTTAGCATTCTTTTTATTAATTGCTTCAATATATTCAGCCTCTCTTAACTCACTAACTTTATTTAAGTACTTGTCATAAGCCATCATAAATTTTTCACCACAACTATTGGCAATAAAACGATGGCGCATTTGAAAAGTTTTTACTAGATTGTTTTTGCTATTTTCATCTAATTCAGGATTATTGATTCTAGCAATGTCAACTAAATCATAATAAATGTCCACATTTACATCTGAAGAACTATATATTCCTTGCTTATATATCAAATTATTAAAAATTGAATCTGAATAGGCATCAGGATTTGGCGTTCCCTGTAAGGCTGCAATTTTATATTGTGTATCTAATATTACATTGCCAGTTGTCCTTTTATAGAACTTACAACTTTGCTTAGAATCTAAACCATATTTTTCTCGTAAAAGAACATAAAGTTCGTCCATGCCACCATAAGACACTTCAGGGTTTGTACTTAATAAATCACAACTAAAAATACAAAGTTCACTAACTACCTTTGTCGAATTAATATTTTCACTGTTGGTAGCAATTATTTGTTTATTCAGAATATCATTAACACTTGTAGCAGCTTGAACATAACTTGAAAAAGCTGCCGTAACTAAGAAAGATAATTTTAATAATTTTAAAGTCATATATATCCCAAAACTAAACGTCTAATTTCCCCATTCCAATGCCGCCAGTTAGAGCATGAGCAAGGAAACGATCACTAACATTCTGCCCGATGTTACCATTATTCTGATTTACAACAACAACTTCCTGTGGGTTAGGAGTATTTAAAGGTTGCTTAAACGGCGTGACATTAGTTAATAATCTATTTTGATTATTTAATGAAGGTTTTGCTTTTGTAGTAGCTTGGGGAACGATAGCTTTTTGGGTGCTTAAAACACTAGCAACTTTAGCTCTTGTATTTTCCACAATATGACTTGATTTCAAATCTGATACAGCTGGGGTATTTTCTTTAGGTAGATTAGTTTTCTGTTCCTGAACGGTTTTATCAATGTTAGCTCTGTATTTATATTCCTTTTCTAAATGCGGTCTATAATCAAATGACTGCCCATTGCGAAGCTTTGTTTGCCCATACGCCCATCTTACATATTTTGTGCCGAGAACTCGGGCAATATCTTCTTTTGATGCATTTGGGTTATTCTGCATATAAGCTTTAACCGAAGCATATTCAGGATTCGTTTCGATTTCATGCTTCATAAATGCACCTTGTGCATCTAAAGCTGCTTGGCTCCGTACCATATTACCGTTTGCATCAAGTAATCCCCTTTCCTTCATATATGCCGTAAGCCGGTCTTTACGGGCTCCTTGCCAAGAGATCATACCCATATTCGTACCACCAGCTTTATCCTGGTGTTTACCAAACAGATATTTATCTTGGTAGTCATTTTCCCTACCAACAGAAGCAGTTAAACCAGCAGCCCAATTATCATTAAAACCAGCTCTCTTCATTGCATTGTAAACTGCAAGTTGCTTTTCCTTAGTTTTTTCACCAATTGGAGAAACAGTTGAACCATAAGCAGGTACATTTTTATTTGCACCAAAACCCGGCTTATAAACTCCTTGCCCAATGCCCCATGTTGGAACACCATCATGAAATGGATTAAATCGGTTAAATTTATCTTTAATGAAATCTAAGGTATCACCAGCAGTATCTTTAACTCCGTCTACAACTTTTGAAGCAGTGTTTTTTGCCTGATCAAAAGCATTAGAAGCATAACTTACAAATCCTTTCCAAGCAGTATTAATAATACCTGGTACATCTGCAGCTATTAATGAATCTGTCCACTCTTTAAAATACGGCGCAACTGCGGTACCAAGTTTATTACCTATCCATGAACCAGCCATACCACCAATCAAAGTACCAGCTGGGCCTAATATTGATCCTACCGTGCCACCAATAACGCCCCCAGCAAGACTACCTACAGTACCGCCCTTTTCTTGTGTGCTTTGTTCATTCCAATCTAATAATGATGCACCAGCAGCCAATGCACCTATTACGGGTAGACCACGGCCAAACTTAAGAAATTTACCTAAGCCCTTTCCTAATTTCCCTACACCTTTCTTTCCTTTGCCTAGAGCACCACCTAGAAGCCCACCACCAGCAGATAACACGGAAGTAAGCAATTTCCCTAGAGAACCTAACAAACCACCCTTAGACGCCAAATTATCGGCAATACGCTGCAATAACTTTATTTGTTTGCGGTTATGGTTCTCTTGTTCACGAGGTAATGGCTCATTTCTCTTTTTACTACGCATCAATCCAGTTAATGGCCGCAAAGCTAATCCTGCTGCACGGCGTACAGGTGAAAGTAAATGACCAACTTCATTGATTGCGTCAACTGTAGGATCTACACCTTGTGTTGAGTTCGGCATTACTCCTTTAATCGCCGTAGATATCGTTTGGGCAACTTTACGAATCGATGATTGGTTTTGGGGTTCATTTGGATTAGATACAAAACGGCCCCTTTCATCACGCTCAGGAACAGTAGGATTTATAATTTTTGATAAGTCTTCATGACTATTAATTTCTATAGCGGGCTTTCGCCCATTAGATTTGTTGATTTGTTTTTTATCTACTGTTTTAAGGTCATTAATTGATTGGTCCAAAACATCAGCAAAGTCTTTGACCAGCTTGTCTGCTACAACAAAAGATTGAGTGATTGGATTAGCTTTGTCTTTTAATAAATCTTCAAAATCTAAAGCTTGTCTATTATTGACAGCATTAAGCATCTTTTGAAATTCAGTCAGTTTAGGCTGAGGCTGTGCAAATTGTGCTTTTTGCTCTTCAAAGCTTTGAGTAAGGATACCAATGATCTTTTCAATGTTTGAATCAATCGTACTAACTTTTTTTTCAACTCGTTTCATCCCGATGATGAAGCCCAGCTCATCGTAAGATAAAACTGGATTATGGTGATTTGAATCCGTCATAACAAAAAAATGCCCCATACTGATATAGGGCATTTTTGCAATTATAAAATTTTATACTATGGTCAAGTTCCATAACTTAAAACTTAATATCTACAGTATATGTTTCAGGACTATTTGAAAGGATCTGGAAGGAATATCCTCCTTCTACGAATTTAGCCTTTACCCTTTCTAATGTTGGTAATTCAACTTTACTACGCGATAAACTCCAAGTTGTTCGACGAATACCTTGTTTAGCATTGTCTTGAACAGCCTTTGATAAAATATCAATGATTTCTTGTTCAGAAGATTTTGCTTTGGTAGCGATTTCTGATGCTTCAGCTGCTGTAATGAATGTCATTTTATGACCTCCAAAAAAGTTTAGATACTTACTAATATAGTCATAAGTTTCTTAATTCTCTGGTAATTTTAATAAAAATTCGAAATAAGTGATTATAACTTAAGCAGAACTGCACATTAAATTAAGTCTGGCATTTTTCCAGCTCAATTTTCACTTTTTTCATCTTCAGGCTCTACTTCACCGGCTTCAATTAACGCTAACTTTCGCATAAACGCCTCTTCTTTTTTCTTTTTCATATTAGCTTTTGCAATTGCCATTCTTTCTTCAGCACCTGAAATAACTGAACTACGCCGTGCTTGAACTTCCGACTGGTCTTTAAGATCATCGACATCTAAGCCCCAGAACATTGCCTCAGTTCGAGCAATGTTAGAAATGCTGATACTTTGTTTAACGTTCAAATCAACCACTTGACTAATCAAGCCCATTTTAAACTTAACCAGCGCTAATTCATCTTCAGTAGGATTATTTAGATTAAGGACTTCATCTCTAATGTGAATAACACTATCGATAGTATCTGTAATTAACTCACCCAGCTTATGAGCTCTTATACGGTTATTTTTGACAACCAAAGCTGACTTTAGATAGTTCTCATTGACTGTAGAACGCCCGCCGTTGTTATGACCATTATTTTTAGAGTTTTGACTATTAAATTCAGCAATATTTGACGTTTTTTTGACAGAATTTTGACTATCACTTTTTTCCGATTTATCAGTAGTTTGTGTATTTTCTTGACCATTGTTTTTTTTGGTCAATTTTTTAATCTCTTTATTGAGCTCTTGGGCTGTCTTTTTGACTAGAGATTTAGCTTTCTTTTTCCATTTCTCTGCAAGTGCTTTACGGCGCACAACAGATGGCGAAGGCATCTCACAACCGAGTTCTTCGCCAACCTGATCAACTAAAGCTTGCCATGTAATCTTAGGTGAAGATTCATAGACTTCTTTTAGCCGGTTCCAAATTTCTTCCGAGTATTCAATCTTGCGAGCCATTAAAGTCTATCCCTTATTCAGCAAATAGACCTATTTGTTTCACTTCATCTAAAGCTTGCTGCTGTAAAGAAGCCTTGCTAAAACGTTTTTTATTTTGGATAAGATCAATTAAAGCTTTTTGCTGTAAATCATTCTCTTCACGCTGGAAAACATCATCAATAGCCATCTCTAAATTACGGATTTGTTTTGCACGATTCTGTTCACACTCACGAACAATACGCATAAGAGTGTGAAGTTCAGGTAAAACCTTTTCTTGAATAGACTGGTCTTGCGATAAACAAGCTTGAATTAGCCCCTTTGAAGCTTCAAGCAGCTCTACAGTTAAGGCTTTCGGGAAAGATGCAATATGCTGTGCTGCAGCCATACTTAATTGAAATGCCATGGCTTGAGTGTATTCACTCATCATTTCACCTAGACTGTTAAACAGAATACCAGCTACAGAAGCTGTTTTGTCTAGTTCTGGCTCAATAGTAAAACCAAGAACCCAGTCGGCTGAAACACCGTATTTTTGACATAGCACCGAAAGTAATTCTGCATCTGGCATTAACTTACCATTTTCGATTTCACTCATTCGGTTTTTATGTGGTGTACCGAATATCTCTAATGCTACGTCTTCTTGACGTAATTGAGACATATCACGCGCCATTGCAAGTTTTCTTCCAATAAGTACTCGACGTTGCAAATCGCTCTTTTTCGCCATTTAAATGCTTCTCCCAGCTAACCAATCAAAATCTACAGTTTTTGACAACCAATCAGTTTCTTCAGTAAAAACACAGGAAAGCCAGACACAACCCTCTTCACATGGTTCTGCCAGCTTGATTTGTTCACTTATGAAAATATTGTCGTCTTTGAATAACAAGCCATCACCTTTGACACTATCAATTAGTAGTTTTGGATAGTTATCAATATCAAATCGTGGATAAGTCTTTGCACTGTAAGACCGAGTTTTAAGTGGTGGCTGAACAATTAATCGTATTTCACAAAGTTGATCGATAGCTTTTAACTTAAGTGCCCTAAACATAGGTCCATATTGCTTTTGAACCTTGTCTTTATATTTTTTAGCACCTACTGAAAGACTGTTTCTTTGCTTTCCGTTCTGATCAATTGTAGCCCGCCATATCTCGTTAGCGCTTAATCCATAAGGCAATTTGATTGTGATGTATTGCTTACCAGAAATGATAACACCGCCTGTGCTTCCCCTATATATAGTATTTTCACCGTTTTCACCCTCATTTTCTTTTTCTACACGGCATGGGAAAAACACATGTTTACATGAGCTAGTTTTTTGCTTTTTAACTTTGTCATTATCTGATGAAACACTGAAATCCTTAAAGAGTTCCTGTCTTTTATTAGAGAAAAATTCACTCCACTGACGGCGACGACTATTAATATTGGGCATTATTTTGCCCCAACTGCATCAGCAAATAAAATTTCATAATTAAAGCCCTGCAATCTTAGAAGAACTTTAATTATGATTTTAAGAATAAAAACTAATTTAGACTGGTTCCATTAATTATTTAGTAGAAAAGTAGTAGATGCGCTAAAGAAGTGGGTATGACATTGATATACAACCTGAGTGTTGTAACCCCTTAAAGCTTCTACACTATTCTTACTTACTAGCAACTCAATTCTTGGTGGAAGAAGGCTCATTACATCAATCGTTAAGTTTCGATTATCAATTACAGGAGCCATTTCTGGGCAGAATAATTTAATATTCTCCAAAGTATTCTCAAAAATCATAAAACTTAGAAATGTATTTTTATTGAGATTAAATGCAAAGCAAAAAAAATTATTTGGCAATGCTGGACCATAATCAACAAAACTACGATCAGAGAGTAAGCAAATTTCTTGATCATATGTATGAATACCAACATAAATTCTTTTTTTATCAATGTCTAAAATTGCATCAATAATTTCCTCTCCTAAATATCCTGTAGGCATTTTTACGGAAAAAAAATTAAATATGATCTTTAACCATTGTATATATTTATCTTCGGTTATGTTCAACTGAGCTAATACATCAGGGCTAACATGTATATTTTCCTTTTTTATTTTTCGAAATTCTCTTAATGCATGTGTATCTGTAGGACTAACCTTTGACAATGAACCAAATGTATTAAGGCACTTTTCAATGCTGAATGGGTTTCTTATAAAATTCATCATCTTACAAAAAATTAAATCTTTAATTTCGTCAATTGTTATTGCCTCATTGTTATCAATTTTATTTAAAATATTATTTGTAAAAACTTCAATGTTAACTTCATACTTTCCAAAATAAGCTTCGAAATTATTTCTAGTTCTATCGGAAAAAACATCAAAAGTATATAAATCATTAAAGCTTAAGTTATTTTCAATTTTAACGCCCAAAGGATTTACTAGATTAAAGGTGAGTTCTTCCCTATCATCAATTTTAAACTTATAAATCCTTCTTCTGTCTCTTGGTAAAGAAGGATTTATACAATTTAATTTTTGCTCTACTTGAGATATAAAGTGTTGATTTCTAGTTTCATTATTGAACATATGATTACCCCAAAAAACTTTTAATTATAAGTGAACAATGTTAACAGAAAAAAAGTCCGCACCTTGGGGAAAGTACGGACTATAAAACCAATAAAGGTATTAAACGATAAACAGTTCACATAATATAAAATATATATCGAATTTATTCAATATACTTTTTAGTGTTTTGTTCTCATCATTTTTTCAACAATTTGCGAAGCTTCATGAAAATCTATATCAAAACAAATCCAAAACCTTAATCTCTTATCTCCAAGAATAAAACTTTGAATGAAATACTCTGACTTTTTCTCAGGATCAATATCGGTAGCTTTAAATGAATAAACATCCTTCTCAACAACTTGTCCGTTGAGATCACCACCAATACATATTTTCATTATTTTACTCTTTCAATTAATTTTTGATCTTACCATTGATTTTATTGTCACTACTATTAGTAAATTTTTTTACTTCGTCCATTCCAACAATTTTAATTTCTTTAGGATTATTCTGGTTGAGAAGTATCAATTTATCATTAGCCTTATCTAAAAACCTCCAATCTTCATTTGCTGAACTATCTTTAATTGAAACTCTTGGCAAATCTGCTCGGTGTATATTTTTTTGTATATCAGATATACCTTGAAGAAAAGGAATTACTATAATTAAGAACACGATTGCGATATATTTCACAAAAGGTTTAGAGTTATATAATGTAAAAGTAAAAAATATTCCTAAAAATAGAGCAACTGCAAAGAAGAAACTATAAGCGTAGCCTACAGTTATCATTTCGTATATGTAATATAGACATATAGCAATTAAACCTAAGCCAAATTTTAAAATATTTCTTTCACCGCTCCCCTCAACAAAAACCTTGTCATGAAAGATAAGAATTAAAAAATATAAAATTACTAGTTTTAATGCTGAATATGCCAAATCAAAAACATTGAAAAACTGAATTATCCACAAACTATCAAGTAATCTTGTGAAGTAATATCCTAATTTATAAGAAATACCTATCAATATAACTGTACTCGTTAAAGTAGCAATTTTTTCTGTTAAAGCAGCCTGTTTGAATTGATCAAGTATCAACATATAAATGTAAACCTAATTTACTTCTCTTATATAGTATACCTATAAAAGAATAAGCTCTTCATAAGAAAAGCTTATTAATAGTTTAAGTGATAAGATTTACGTCACTTAAGTTCTCCATGAGCTTCTAAATCCTTATCACTCATGAACATTCAAAAATTTTCCCATGTACACATTAGTTTTGATTCAGTTTTACATCTTGTCGATAGACAATCAAAATATCTACCTTTATCGAATCTGCCAATTACAAAATCAATATCTTTATCCACACTATCAATCTAGCCCTCACTAAAAACATGTGTTCCATCAGTTTCCATATTATTAGAAGATTTGAAATCAACATAAACTCGATCACCGATTTTATTTTTCATTGGCAAAACTCCACTTTCATTCCGTCAAACTCTTGATCAATTACCGACATTCCACGTGTAATAGCTGCTTGAGAAGGTAATTTTTTAAAATCAATTTCATTAACCTCATGACAGCTTTTACACATAAACTTGTTTTTCTTTTCAAGCTTTGACTTAATTACTCTTACCTCAGCTAACATTCTGTTATTACGCTCTGTAACTTGGTTAAGTTGTCTTAGGTATTTAGCTATCCAAAGAACAGGGTTTAATTTAGTGTTGCAGTCAATGCAACGTACTTCACTCTCTACTTCAGAAACTTGAATATTTTTATGATCACACTCAATTAATTCACGTTTTCGAGTGAACTTAATAATTTGCTGCTCTTCATCAATTTGTATTAACTGCTTTTCTTGAAAACGATTCATGCCGTAGCTCCCTTTTCATGACTTGATCGTTTTTGATATTTACCCCTTGATAAATTCGGACGATAGGCATTGTCATAACAACCTTTACAAGCTGAATCTGGTCGAAGTACGACGGATCCATCTTTAAGCTTAGCTTTAACCATGAACCAAAATTCAGAATCAATGGGCCAATATTCTTGACAATGTTTGCAAAGCTTCTCTTTCCCTAGTTCTGTGAAGATATATCTAGGTTTTGCAGATTGTGCTTGTAGTTCTTTAGGAGCAATAGCCTCCGAACTTTTGAAAGTACTTATCTCCCTAGAGTAGCTTTGCAACATCGCAAAAATACTGCGTTGTTGGCGCTGGCGTTGTCTTAGTCTTTTCATCATGCTGCATCCCCAAAACCAAGCGATTTACCGTTCCCTATAATTTGATCAGCAATCCAAAGCTGGCGTAATTTTTCCTCAGCTACACCACTGTTTACCCATGCAGCAACACTCAAAAATTCTTTATACGCTGACACACTTTTGAATTTTGAGGAGGTACTTATTTCTACCTCTATCAAATCGATCCCAAAACCATCAGGTATATTTTTATTTTGGTCTAATGCCATTAATATCTCAGCATTTAATCCTTTCCAGCCTTTTCTACGTAATCCACTACCTATATCTACGTAACAGTCTGCTTTTCCTTCTGAAAACTCAAAATAATTCATTTTTGGCGCTGTAAATGGCTGATTTATTATTAGTTGCCCTTCATATTGATCGGTTCTATCGGACATTGTGATAGTGAGTTCAACATTCCATTTTTCACACTCTTCTACATGTTCGAGAACTTGAACAATTGCTAAATCTTGGTAACCGTAAGCTGCAATACTGAAGTGATATGGTATTGTTAAACGATTAGGGAAACGCTCAAGCAATGCTGCCTCTTCAATTTTCTTTGCTTCGATATAGTCCCGTACATCTTTTGAAACGAACCTCATGCTGAACTCATATTCTTGAGCAGCTTCTCTGCGCATTTCTGCCTTTCTCTGATTAGCTTGAACTTGCGCTGGTGTTAGCTTATTTGGATTGTATTTTTTTGAGCGTTTTTTGCTGATTGATTTAGATTTCATTTGTACATCCCCCTTTAGCTTTTAACTTTTCAGCAACTAAACGATCAGCAACACGCTTAACTCGATTCCAAACAAAGTTGTGATCAATTTCAGAACGCCCTTGATAAATACGTTCAAGTTGAAATGCCGTAACTGAATAATCCACTTCTAAGGCCAGTAAATCCCAATCTTCATTAAAAGCTGTAGCGTAGGGGGTCAATTGGCTTTTCTGTGCCAAAATACGCAATTGGCGAGCATCTGGACCACGTTTTACAACTGGTTTTGGCTTAGATTTGATTAAACCAGTGGAAAGCGCCCATTCAACACAAGTTTCGCAACGACAACATAAACGCTTGTACATAGGGCCGGTGCCGTGAGGCATATTGAGATCACGCCCTAAAGACTCAACCTGTCGGATTTTATTACCAGGATGTTTCAGCCATTTCTTAACTGCTTTTTCTAATGCTTTTCGCTCATCAGATTTAGCTGCTACGTTTGAGTAAGCAACTAATGCGTATTCAGATTTTTTCATATCAATAAATGCGTTCACTGTGCTTTACCTCCACCTATACGAGCATCATCCCAATCACATTCCACAATATCTAAGCCATCATGTTGAAATCTTGACCATAGACGGTCCCCAAGATCTTCGCGGACCTCAGAAAGACTTAGGTTTGAAATCACAACTGTTGGCTTCAACTCGTCATAACGAGTGAGTAGAACCTTATGAACACTTTCAAGAAGTTGAGGACGTTTTTCAGCACGGTCATGTAAACCGTATTCATCAATAATTAATAAATCTTTTTTTACATAGCGTTTTAGCGCTTCATCTTCACTATCACC